ATATCACATAATAATTTATGATGATTATATAGAGTAAATTATAGTTGTCAAACGAAAGGAATAGAATGAACAAAAAATACAACATTATTTATGCAGACCCTCCTTGGGATTACGGCAATACCAAAAATCTTAATGGTGAATTTTGGGGAATGGCAGACAAACACTATGATGTAATGAAGTTTAAGGATTTGTGTGAATTACCCGTAGAAAATATTACCAAAGATGATTGTTTTCTATTTTTATGGGTTACGTCACCGTTCTTAGAAAAAGGATTTGAACTTATTAAAGCGTGGGGCTTTAAATATGCAACGGTTGGATTTGTATGGGTAAAAATGAAAAATGATATGTCCGAAGTTCGTAAAGACGGATTGGGCAAGTATACGATTTCAAATGCTGAATATTGTCTGATTGCTCGTAAAGGTAAGTATTGGAGAAATGCAAGAAATGTACAGCAGATTATAGAATATCCAAAAACAGAGCATTCGGAAAAACCAAAAGAAATAAGAGATAGAATCGTTTCATTGTGTGGTGATTTACCAAGAGTAGAATTGTTTGCAAGAGATTTATGTAAAGGTTGGGATTCTATTGGCAATGAAATAGATGGCAAAGATATTAGAGACGTTATAAAATAGATTGATTTTAGTTCAATAGAGCAATTCCGCTCAAACTTTCCGGAAACAAATATTGTGGCTACAAAATAAGATTTAGAAAGGATGAGAATGTTCACAGTGAGTAAACCTGCGCAGGTACTAATTTAAGGTGAACAAATTTGAAAAATACAATAGAAAAAGATTGGACAGGAAACAAGAACAGTGTCTTTAAAACATTAGGTGCAAGTAACCATACTGACAAAGAAAGACAAAATGAAGATTATTATGCAACTGACCCTATAGCAATAGATGTTCTTATCAGAGATGGGAAAGTGACATTTGATAAGCCTATTTGGGAGTGTGCTTGTGGACGAGGGGATTTATCTGATAGATTAAAAGATTATGGTTATGATGTGTATTCCACCGATTTAGTTTATAGAGGTTATGGCAAAGGTGGAATTGATTTTCTTACATATGATGGTGTTTGGGAGGGAGATATTCTAACTAATCCGCCTTATAAATATGCCAAAGAGTTTATTGAACATGCAATGGAGATAATACCTAAAGGACGTAGAGTATTTATGTTTTTGAAAGTACAGTTTCTTGAAGGGAAGGCTCGTAGAAAATTATTTGAGAAATATCCGCCTAAATGTGTCTATGTATCAAGCAGCCGAATTCTTTGTGCAAAGAACGCAATGTTTGATGAGATGAAAGCTGGCGGTGGTAGTGCGGTGGCTTATGCTTGGTTTGAGTTCGAGAAAGGATACAAAGGAAAGAGTGAATTGAAATGGATAAATTAAGGGAGAAATTATATAAAGAAATGGAGAGTTGGGTTAGTGATTTGGTCACTAACTCCGACTTGCCAAAGCTTGAATTATTATCTGCTTATGCATATGAATATTGCATTAAGGACGAAATTATTAATTTTTTCAATGGTTGTAATGAAGAATTGAATGATTATTATAATGACCTACTTCAAAAAGACAACACATTGGAATATCTATACGGAGAATATATGAAATGTGACACAGCTAATATACAAGATGTCATTATTGATTTTATGTATTTTGATAAGGGATATTATGAATTTGTAAACGAATAAATGTGAGAAGAATATTGACAAAGGAGGTTTTGCTTTGAAGAAAAGTATTAATCATATATCAAATATAACGATGCCTATATTGATATCTGAAAAGTTAGAAGGGGCAGCCTTTTCTAATTTATATGCAAGAAAATTGGTCATAAGTCAAATAAATAGTCAAGAGACATATGAAGAGATAGATGAAAATTTTGATAAAATAAAAAATTGTGAGACTTTTTATGTGGATAATTTCAGCATAGATACCAAAGGAGCAAAGGTTGAAGTTGTAGATTTGAGCGAACCTACTGACACAGATCACCTACTTGAAGTAATTGATGCTCTTACTTATCAACTTGCTTGCTATAAATATCCTCATCATAAAGTATACAACTCTGATGATAAAGAAGAAATTTTAACTGATGTGGGATTACATGATTACTTCAAACGAGAACTTGTCAAGGAAAGCTAAAAGAGGTGAACAAATGCCAATAAAAGAAGAAAATCTTATTCTTAGTTTGATTAATTCAGAAACAGGAGAAGAACTTTATCAAGTAGATGGACTGCAAAATATTTCTTTTAATAAGGAGTCAAAAACTAATTACGTATTCGATTATGAGAAAAAGACTTTACTTTCATTTGCAGATAGCCCTACATTTACCTTATCGTTTAATACTCCTATTGATACAAGTAATTTGATGTTATCATTGGGAGTTGATATTTCTAACGCACCAGATAAATGCAATTTTC